ACTGGATGCAAAGCATCACCCGAGTACATCACCGCCGAGCTAAAGGCTGCAGGCTGTGTCACAGAGCTGGCCACGCAGATCATCGCCATTGCACGCAGCGGCTTTAGCGCTATGAGCGACGAAGCCAAGCAGCGCGCCACCCAAGCAAAAGGCGAATGGAAGGCCACGACCGGCGAAACATGGGGTAGCGACAAGGCAGATGGCTGGGCGGTTGAAGTGCCAGTCGGCCCGAAGGTTACACAGGAAGAAATCAGCGAAGCCGCCCAGGCCGTCGCCAAGATCCAGGCTGACATCGAAAACGGCATGACGCACAAGGGCAAGCTAGAACAGCAGCAGATAGCGGCCGCAGATGCTAGCGTGCGAAACGCAGCAGCGGGGAATGGCGCCGGCAACCTTCCGCAACTTAAAGACAGGATGGCCACGACAGAAAAGGAATTGGCCGAGTGGAGCGCAAAAATAGCCGACCTTAAAATCAGGCTAGACGCTGACGACACCTATACCTGTCCGTGCTGCGATGCAAACCTAAGCCTTGCAGATGGCCGACTGACCAAGGCAGTCGCCGGCCTGTCGCTAGCTGAGCGCAGAAGTTTGAAGAAGCATTACAAAGATTCTGTAAATTATTGCGCTGTGATTGAGAGCCACGCGAAAGCGAATAGGAAGGCCGTTGATGCAGCCAGCAGCGCAGTGGTCGAAGACGTAAAAGGTCCAGAGGCCGGCGCACTAGAAAAGACGCTCGACGCAATCGACAAGCTGCGCACCAGGCTGACCACCGCACAGGCCAAGCATTCAGCTCTGACTGAGCGCTTTGACTTGATCAATGGCGCACAGGCCACCAACGAGAAAGCTACCGCTGCGCACAATTCGATTGCTGCCTGGCTGGCGATTGCCGAGCAGCTTGCACCGAGCGGCATTCCTGCAAAGCTACTTAGCAAGGCTCTAACGCCGGTAAACGACGCACTGGCGCAGATGGCCGCTATTTCAGGCTGGGCAACGCCAATGCTCGACAGCAGCATGACAATCACCTATGGCGGCCGCCTGTTTGGCTTGTGCAGTGAGTCTGCCAAATGGCGCTGCAACACCATGCTGACCCTGATGATTGCGCAGCTAAGTGGTATCAAGTTTGCCGTGCTCGACCGCCTCGACGTGCTGGAGCTAAGCGCACGGCCGCAGTTGTGCAAGATGGCCGCTATGCTGGTCGACAACAAGGCGATCGACAGCCTGATCATGTGCGGCACCATGAAGGAAGCGCCACGGCTGCCGGCGCAGTTCCAGAGCTTGTGGATTGCTGGCGGCGTGGTTACTTCGTAATGAGCGCCGACCTCCTGCGCGAACTGGCCGGGCTTGGTATCTCGACGCGGGAGGCGGCCAAGCGTATTGGCCTGACCTTCTGGAGCTTTCGAGAGCTTCGGGCCTCGCACCCCGAAATCAATTGGCCAATGAGCAATGCCAAGCGCGCCAGCCTTGAAGCTGGCAGACTGCACAAGTGGAATTTACAACGGGGATGCAATGAATAAGCCAGTCGCTTACTACAATGAAATCGACCCGCACGCCGCTGAGTGGCTGCGCAATTTAATCAAGGCCGGCCATATCGCCCCCGGCGTAGTTGACGAGCGGAGCATCGAAGATGTCGCGCCAGCAGACCTCAAAGACTTTACCCAGTGCCATTTTTTCGCCGGCATTGGTGTCTGGTCACTCGCACTACGTCGAGCCAACTGGGCAGATGACGTTCGGGTTTGGACAGGTTCCTGTCCTTGCCAACCTTTCAGCGCGGCAGGCGCGGGAGCTGGGTTTGCTGACGAGCGGCACCTTTGGCCAGCCTTCAACCACCTCATTGCCCAGTGTCGGCCTCCAGTCGTCTTTGGAGAGCAAGTTGCGAGCAAGGCTGTCGAGCCTTGGATCGACCTTGTACACGCTGACCTGGAAGCCTTGGGTTACGCCTTCGGGGGTGTGCCGTTCCCGTCTGCGGGCGTCGGTGCGCCGCATATCCGCGACCGACTGTACTGGGTGGGTCACACCAACGACGCGGGACTGGAAGGATACGCCGGGCATGGTGGCGCAGCGGGACGGACAGGATCGAGTGGATCAACTGCCGCGCCAAGCGTATCTGTGCGGCTGGCCGACGCCGGTAGCGCGCGACCACTTCCCTGCTCACAAGCCGGAGTACATCGCTGCGAAAAAAGCGCAGGGCCACGGAATGTCGAACCTGAACGACCATGCGGAATTGGCGGGCTGGCCGACGCCCAGTTGCAGCAACGACCGAGCGGGCAAGCCCGAATCAGCCCTATCGATGAACCGGGCGGACGGCTCGAAAGTGCAGCAACGGCTGCAGGATTTTGCGGTGATTTGTGGCCCGGCCCGGTTAACGGCTTCTGGCGAGCTGCTGACTGGCTCCACTGCCGGGATGCCAAGTGGCGGGCAGTTGAACCCGGCACATTCCCGCTGGCTGATGGGGCTGCCTCCCGAGTGGTGCGACTTCGCGCCTACGGTAACGCGATCTCAGCTCCTGCGGCAGAAGCGTTTATCAGAAGCTTTATAGAGGCGACAGCATGAAGACCTGTACGAAGTGCGATCAGGTGAAGCCTCTAGATGGATTCTATCGCGACAAGAGGCGCGGGCACTCTGCCCGGTGCAAGGTGTGCCGAAATGCTGAGCACAGAGCATGGGTAAGAGCCAACCGTCAGCGCGAGAACTCCAAGGAGCGCAAGCGTTACGCTGAATCTCCCGCTAAGTGGGAGCGGCATTTGCGATCCAAGTACGGCATTACGGCGGCCGTATATTTCGAGATGCTGGATGCTCAGGGAGGCTGTTGTGCAATTTGCCGCTCGGACGCCAAAACAATAAACCAGACACTTGCCGTCGATCACGATCACGCGACCGGCGCTGTTCGCGGGCTTCTGTGTGCCGGGTGCAATCGCATGCTCGGCTGCGCGACGGATCGACCTGACGTATTGCTGGCTGGCGCGGGTTATCTCAACGCGAAAGCCGCGCAAGTGTTCATAGAGTCGTTCATGGCGGCTTAAATCTAGCAATTAGTGCTGTAAAACTGTCAAAACAAGCAACGGGGAAAACAACCATGACCGACAACCAAACAAGCCAGGCAATCACCAGCGATTCACTGGCCATCGCAATGGCCGCCTTTGAGGCGCTAAACGGGCCAGTCGAAACAACGCCAATCTTAGTTGGCGCATGGGCCAAGCATAATTTCATGCTGGCCAACCCTGAGAAGCCAAAGATCCCGGCAACCCCGAAGCCACGAAAGAAACCTGCCGCATACAGTCGGCCAAGCATGGTCGCTCAACTTGCAATGGTGGAAGAGTTGCGAGCCATGGCAGCAACCAAGACCACAAAGGAAATGGCCGCCCATGCTGGATGGAGCGTAGTACATACGCAAAAGGTGCTGGCCAAGCACAGGGTTAGAACGTCAGTGATCAGCCGCTACAACACCGAGCGCGACCGCTTGCTGCCGATAGTCCGCAAGATGGCAGCGACCGGCGCAACCATTCAGCAAATGGCCGACCGCGTAAAGAAGAACCGCAAAACGATTATCATTTGGATTGCCGAGAACAAAATCGAGCGCGGCCCGAAGATGGTGCTTAAATGATCCCCTTCAGCCTGAAGCAAATTGCTCTGGCGGCCAGCGCCGTCGCGTTATTCGGAGCCGGCTGGTACGTTCGTGGCCTTGTGGCCTTTGCTGAAATGGCCGAGTACAAGACCGGGCTTGCTGATGCCGCCGAAGACCAGCGCGAACTAAAGGCCAAGGTCGAAGCTGCGCAAGCCATTACCACAGACCAATCAAGCGACCGCCTCGACAAGCAGGCCGAGCAGGTACAAACAGAGGTGCAGTATGTCGACCGCGAAGTTATTAAGTTCCGTGACCGCTGGCGCGATAGTGCTTGCCGCCTGCCTGATGAGTGGGTGCAGTTCTACGAAGCCAGCCTTGGCATTGGCGACACAGTGCCCGGCACCACCGAAGCCAGACCGCCGGCTGATTGAGCCGCCTTGCGTGTTTATGCGCCTAAATCACGATCAGGCCGACCCGCTGGCAATCGTCCTAATCACCAAGAATAACCAGTGCGCACGGCAAATCCGGGCGCATTACATCGAACTGCAACGCTACACCAAGGAGCAATTGAACAATGCGACTAACACCAAATGAGGCAATAACCAGCGCCTTCAACATTCTGCCGGTGAAGATGGCCGGCAAAGAGGCGCGGCTTATGATGCTGGCCATCCAGTTACAGGAAGACCCGCAGCAGTTGCGCAAGCAGATGAGCGACGGGCCAGCCAGAGGACTATGGCAGTTCGAGCAGGACGGCGGCGTAAAAGGAGTGCTTAACCACCCGACCACAAAGCGTGATGCTGACCGAGTGTGCGAGCTGCGCCAAGTCTTCGCGCATACTGTCGACGCTTGGAGCACGCTGGAACATGACGATGTTTTAGCCGCAGCGTTTGCCCGCATGCTGCTATGGACTGACCCGGCCAAGCTACCAGCCATCGGCGAAGCGCGAAACGCTTTCGACTTGTATATCCGAACATGGCGCCCCGGCGCTTACACTCGCGGCAATGACCTGAAGAAAGCTGCGCTCTATACCAAATGGCAGCTTAACTATGCCAAGGCGATGGATCAGATAGGTGCCTGATTTACGCACGGTCTGGTATGTAATAGTGCCAGGCTGCAAACTAATCACAATGGCCGGCGAACGCTGTACGCGCACGGACGCACTGCGCGATGCTCGCGTAATCTGGCCAGACGCGGAGATTCAAGATGACTTTTCGATGCCTGATACTCGGCTGCAAGTGGCAAACAACACTTCGCCTTCTAAACCTGAATGAACACCTAATAACCAAACAGTGCGCCCGCTGCGGAACAACAAGGACAACGACAGAATGAGTAACAAGCAAAAGCTGCAAGAACTGAAAGAGCACATTGGTGGCCTTCCGCCAGAGGATCAACTTGCAATCAATATGTGGTGCAGCGAGTTCCGCGACATGCTCGAAGAAGGCGGCCAGTGCGCGTTTACCGCCTTCGCGCTGATCAGCAGCGAACTGACGGCCGCTGCCCAGGAGGTAGACGGTGGAGAAGGTTAAGGCGGCAGCATTCAACTGCGCACTGTTGGCGCTGATGGTTGTGTCGATGCTTGGCGCTCGGTTTTGAGCGGCGCCATCACGTTCACAGTGCCAGGAGAGCCGCAGGGAAAAGGCCGGGCACGCATCGGAAAGGCCGGTAAACATGCGCGCATGTTTACCCCGGCAAAGACCGTGACCTATGAGTCGCTGATTGCGCTGGCAGCTCAGCAGGCCATGGCAGGCGCACCGTTAATCACAGGCCCGGTATCGCTGACGGTTCAGATGTTCCACCCGATCCGTGCAAGCTGGAGCAAAAAGAAACAGGCCGATGCCTTGGCCAACATAGTGCGGCCAACCATCAAATGCGATGCTGACAACTGCATGAAGGCCGTATGCGACGCACTCAATGGCGTATCCTGGAAGGATGACGTGCAAGTCGTAGACGCGACAATTTCAAAGCGGTTCAGCGCCACGCCATGCGTCATTGTCTCGATCATCCCGCAGGATGCTGCAGGCATTTGACACCCCATATAGCGATCGCTATAGTTCTCGCACCTAGGCCCGTTCCCCCGTTTCGGAATCAGGTACAACAAGGCCCGGCTATGCTGGGCCTTGTCGTATCTACGGACCTTAAACAAACAAGGAGAAGAACCGATGGCCGACCCCAATACCGCCGGCATATATGCCTTGTTTGCCATGCTCGGCGCGCTAGGCGCTGGACTGGAACAGGGGCCAGCAATGGGCGCCGTGTTCGGATCATTCTTTTTCTTGGCCACCCCAAGCCCTAAACACACATCACCACAGAAGTTTTTTCTACTGATGTTCAGTGTCGGCTTGGGTTATTCAGTCGGTTACGGAATCAAGCGGCTCGGTAGCTTCGAGGCTTTTGCGATGTTTTGCGCACTGGTCGCTGCGGCCCTTGGCTCTGGCATGTTTTCTAGCTGGCACAATTACCAGAATGGCGGCCCGGTGCCGGCTTGGCTGATGCTAATACTCGACCGCCTCCCTTTCCTCAAGAAGCGGGACAATGATAATGGCTGACCAATTCACGGTTTTCACCCTGCTTGCACAAGTATTGATGCACATAGTCATTTCAATACGAATCGCAACGTGGGGCGGCGAGGGTTACAGGTTTCGCCCGTGGGTATCACGCATCGCGTTCTTGATGGCTGGCAGTTCGGCAGCTTCGGCGGTTTACATTTTGACCGTGATCCCAGCGCTAACAATCGAACGCATCAATCCGTGGAATGCCATTTTTATCTTTGTCGTGATGCTTGGGGTAATCAAGTGCCGGGGAAACCTCGGCCACTTTCTCAGAAGGTGACGCAATTGGAAACATCCAGAACGCATTTTTTTGCACATGCGCTACAGGGCATAACATGGATCGTGGATCACGAATGGGAAATGGACGACACAGCGCCAATGTATTTTGGTTTTGTCTGCCCGGCCTCGGATGTTGTAGCGCTTTCCCGCGAATACTTATCTGATGGCAATAACATGATTGTCGACTTATATCAGGCGACATTTACAGGCGGCACCGTCTTGGCACAGATAAACCGCAACCTAAGAAAGCGACTAGACACGCCGCCAGTTGCATTTCGGCACAGCGTAACGCCTGGAGCACTGACGGACAGGATCACAGGCTTCAGCATTACGACAGGCGGGTCTGTATCCGTAGGCAAGCAAGGTGATATATCCCCGTTCGTGCATGTCGCGCTTACGTCATACGTTATTAAAATAAGCACCGTGCAGAACGCCAGCAACAGCTATAAATTCACGCTTGACTACCGGCTAATTCAGCCAGGCGAAGACAAATAACCAAGGCAAACGGGGCCAAGATGAAAACCAGATCGACCAGCAAACCGCACCCAGCAGGAGAGCCGACCGGCAAAAAGCGGCTCTTTTGCCAGTATTATGTCGCAGACAGCGGACTCAATGGCAGCGCGGCAGTGGTCAAGGCCGGCTATGCCAAGGCGTCCGCCGCCCAGTCTGCGCACAAGTTCCTCAACGATCCGCAGTGCAAGGCCTACATCGCCAAGCTGATGGCCGAACGATCTGAGCGCGTGCAGATCGACGCCGACTACATCCTGCGCGAACTGACCGCCATCCAGCAGGCCGACCTGATCGAGATCATCAACGACGACATGACGCTCAAGCCGCTGAGCCAGTGGCCGGCGACCTGGCGCAAATGCCTGTCTGGCCTAGAGCTGACCGAACTGTTTGAAGGCTCTGGCGACAGCCGCGCACTGATCGGCGCACTGAAGAAAATCAAGTGGCCTGACAAGCTGAAAACCCTGGAACTGATGGGCCGCCATGTTGGCGTTGGCGCATTCCGCGATCAGATCGTGGTCGATGATGCCACCAGCCTGGCCGACAAGCTGGCAGCCGCCCGCCAGCGCGCTACCAAGGCCAAGGAATGACGACCATCGCCGACATCGAGCTGGCCATAGTCGAGGACATGGCCGGGTTTACGCACGACCCCGAAGGATTTGCCGACTACTCCT